CGTCTTTCCACAGGTCTTTGAGTGCAGACATCATCGCACGTTTGACAACCTTCTGGCGCACGTCTTCCGCAAGTGCCTCGATTCGCTTGTCAATCTCCGAAATACCCGTTACAGAAACGCCGCTACTTGTGGCAGACTTGCCCCAGCCGCTACCGCCCGTCCGCGGGGTTGATTGCGCGTACTTATGAGACGGATCGTTGCCCATCACCCCACCTCCGTGCAGAGAAGTTCGAGCGTTGCGTTCTGCTCGTTCGGGTTGATGATCGACTGTATATTGAGCGTTCTGCTTCCGAACGTCACGCGCTCCACTGTAGATACATCGTCGCGGTACCTCATGAGTACGCGGTGTGTTGTGAATGTCTTGGTTTGCTCATTCTCGACACGCTCGCGGCTGCTCGTTGGTTCGACCGCGGCCCAAACAGTCGCAACGGTTGACCACGTTTGCGCGACTTCCCCGAACGTTGAGGCAGTGCCTCCAGGCGTCTCGATGGTCACGCGATGTTTCAGGCGTCCTGCTCTCATGCGATCTCTGGTACCCTCACTTGATTGATAAGCGCCTCGATGGCGTGGGGCAGTTCGGTGGGATTGCCCCCGAACGCGACGGCCTCGCGGTTCTCGAACCAGTGTGCGAGCAGTTGCAGGGTCGCAAGTTTCGCGGCATCTGGAACATCATCGGAAGACGCTTGCCCCGCAATGTACGTCACCGTTACGGCGGCGGGCCGAATATCAAGATTCGGCCAAGACTCGCCATCCTCCAAAACAACGCGGCCCGGTTCGGTTGCGGTGTCAACGTGGTAGTTGTCGCTTGAAAATGTTTGGCTGCTGCCGTTTTCGTCGTAATACACCACACTCGTCACGCTTGACAGTGGCGGCATTCGCAGCGTGAGTACGCCACTGGACGGCCAGCGGTCAAGCGTCAACTCGTACGTTGCCTGCATCAGTTGGCGGTTTGTTCGTGTTTCGACATGCGAGCGGGCAGCGGCAAGCAGCAGCGTCAACTCATCATCGCTGTCGGTGTTGTCGATACGCAGGTGGTTCTTCACCTCGGTAAGCGTCAGCGGCTCACTTGTTGGCGCAGTTGTTTGTTGCAAGCCGGTCGGCATCGCTCACCTTCCTGTATCGTCGTTCTCGTTTGTGGTGCGGGAGTGGCTGCACGAATGACGCGGTTTCGATTATGTCCTCAGGCACGACTGCCTTGCCAGCATCGACAAACCGAACCGCTTCGTTTGGTGGAAGGGCGACGCACTGCCCCACCAAAAAACGACCCTCGCTTGTGTTGATTGTTTCAACCGCTCGAATCAACATGGAACACCTCCCCGCGGCGGTTGTGGTGGGCGAGCCGAAGCCCGCCCACCACGCAAGCCGAATCAAGATCAAGCCATTGTCAAGACGGCGCAAGCGGCGTCCTGTCCAAGCCTAGCATCGAATCTTTTGTACCCTTTGAAACCAATCTGCCCCGTGTTCGCGTACAACTCGTCGAGTCGCTGAATCGCAATGCTTCCCCGATCAACGATTGTAAAGTAGTCGAAGTTGCAGAACGCAACGGTTTTGTTGCCTGTTGCCAACTCCTCGACGTTGCTGTTGAGGTAAACAGGTCGGCCAAGCAGCGTATCGGGCTGCCCGGCTGCCAGTCCGGGTTGCCACAGATACTGGTTGGTCGTATCTTTCAACTGGCGAATTGCCTTCGCTGTCGAATCGTGCATGACCCACGCGCACTTTGTGCCAACCCGGTACTCCGGCGCAACGGCGTGATAGAGGTCCATCAACTCGTCGGTGGTCACGGCAGCAGCCGCGTCGGCAGTCACGCTACCAGTACCGGCTTCGGTAAAGATGCCGGTCGGTTGTCCAGACCCTGTGCCGGTTAGGCAGTATTGGTCTTCGCCCAGCGCGAATGAACGCCCGAACGATCGTGCCAGCGTTGCCTGCACGTCGTACGATGCGTCGTACAACAACTCCTCTGAGACGAGGACGTTGCCGCCCAATTTGTACGAGCCAAGCGTGATCTGCGACCACGCGGGATCGGTCGTACCAGCGGAGAAACTGCCCTCTTCCTCGATGATCGTTGCAACCATTTTGGTCGATTCGACCGGGATCTTGGTATCACTGCTCGCGCTGATGACGTTGGACAAACCGCGCACGAAACTCATTTCGTCGGCTTTTTCCATAATGGCCGCGGCCATACCGTCATCGACGAGATTGCCGCCTTCGCCCGCTACGCCGACTTCGAGTGCGCGAAGTTCTGAGCGATCACCTGAGCGGAGCCAGTGATTGAACGCGGCGCGGTACTCTGGCTGAGCAGTCACGGCAAGTTCGGTGGTGGCTCGCTCGGTGACTGGTTCAGTTACCGTGCGACGTTGGAACGAACGCATTTCAGCCTCGGCACTTGCCAACCGGTCCTCGCGTTCGATGGTGCGTTGCAATGCGTCAGCGTCCGCGAATACGCGGTCGATCTGCTCTTGCTCTTCTGACGTAAGGGCGCGGCTGTCCGCGTCTGCTCCGTCAACGATTCCGCGGGCGGTGGCGATCAAGCCAGCACGCTGTTCGCGGCGGATGTTTGTATCCATTTTTTTTCTTCCCTGCTCTAGCCGGAAGCGCATGCCTCCGGCACCTTGTGAAAGTACCAAATACAGGCACACGCTTGAACGCATCGGCGTTCGGCAGTCGCAGCCGCTCCCCACGCAGGCGGTCACGCATCGGCGCGCCGCTCCACAGTGGAGCAAACCACTTATACCATGGAAACGCGAAACCACTCGACAATTCCCACGACACTGGAGCCGGGCGGAATCGAACCGCCGTCTTGCGCCGTGCCGCGTGCGGCTTTCGGCGCAGTCAAACCCAAGACGGCCCCTACATTCTCTCCAGCAAATCCAACCGGGCGCGGAGTCGGCTGTGGTCGGTGGAATCATCCGGGGATGGCTCGAGCGGTTCGGCCTGTTGTTCAATCGCCGCCGCCATCGCTTTGGCCCACGCCCCGCCGTCTTCCTCAACCACAACCACACCGCCGTCGAAGCCGCGATCGGAAACGCCGATTTCGGTGCTGGTGTATGCTGGGTCCGCGACAATGCTGACCTCGACGAGATCAACCTCAACCAGTGTTCTGAACTCCTCGCCGCCGCGGTTCTCCCACGTTTCCTCTAGAACCCTGAAGCCGATGCTCATTTGTGAAAGAAGGCCAGTGCGAATGTTTTCGGTCAGGTCGCGCCCCTCGCTGCTGTCGTTGGGGTCGATGCGAACGCGCAAGCCGTGTTCGTCTTCGTGCAGTTCAAGCGAACCGTTTTCGGTTCTGCCGACGATCCTCGCGGGGTCATGCTCAACCAACGCCTTGATATCCCTGCCGCTGGAAAGCGATCGAGCGAACGCGCCCGGAGCAACGACCTCGCGGAATCCAAGCCACTCGCTTGGAGATGAAAAGACGCTTGCGTATCCGCGAAGTAACCGCCCGCCATCGTTGCGGATCTCTTCATTCCCAAGTTGAACCACCCGAAACTCCACCACAGCGGTCGAAGAATCATACCGTTTCGTTCTGATCTCACCCACAAAGCACCCCCACTATCAGTCGGGCCAGTTCGGCCACTTGTTTGTCAAGTTCGCTGTCATCGCCTGCAACAGCCCGGATCTCCACCGCTGCCTCCGCGGCGGTTTCGCTTTCGTTCACCATCCGCCGAATGTCGGCGGCGCTTGCATACCCGTAGTCGTGGGCGATGCCCCGAACCGCCCCAAGCATCCTATGCTCTTCCTCACCAGCAACCACAGCAGCGTCCACACACGGCCTGATCGCATCGGCCAGTTTCGCCGCAACCGTTTCGTAGTGTTCACCGACCCACCGCAGGAACTCGCCGCCGTCGGCATCGTCTCGCTCAAGGTGCTTGCCAACACGCCGCACAACAGCGTTTCTATCAACTTTCAGAACACGCCGAACCGCATCAACAACCAGCGGCTCGTACCAGGACGAACCGGCCCGCGTGTCATCATCGCTGGTATCTCCACCAAGCGGCGCGAAGTTGAGCGGCTGCAAATACCCGTCGCCCTCGGACCCGATGGGGTTCATGTTCTCCATGGCCCGGATCTCGTTCACCGACATAAACCCGGATTCGCGGCCCATCCTGTACGCCTCAAATCTCGACGCGGTGTCGCCGCGAAGCATCGCGGAGATATTGAACTCCGCGAAAAACCGACCGTCGCGGAACATCTTGCGGCGGATCTCCTGCTCCCACTTCACAACCCAAGGCCGAAGCGTTTCCTGATTGAAGGCAAGCATCGAATGCTCGAAGTTGCTGTATGTTGCGCGGCTCATATCCTGCAAGTGCATTGGCGACACGCGATAGATCCGGGCGATTTCTTCGATCTGGAACTTCCGCGTTTGTAGAAATTGGGCATCTTCGGGGTTGATGCTGATCGGCTCGAACCGCATGCCCTCTTCCATGATGGCGACGCGGCCAGCAGACTTGGGGCCGCGGTGCATGTTTTCCCACGACTCGCGAAGGCGGGCCATCGCTTCTGGTGATAGGTGACCGGGATGCGACAGCGTACCGCTTGGCTTGGCGGCGTTGCCAAAGAACGCAGCGCCGAACTCTTCGGCGGCTTTCCCCAGACCGATCGCGGTTCGTGCCATGTGGACGGGCGAGTACCCTTGCAACCCGTCGAAGCCAAGCCCGGCAATGTGCAAAACGTCGCCGTATGGCAACGCGACCGTGCGGCCCTCGGTTTCGTAAAAGTAGACGAGTTGACCTTCGATCCGCTGGATACGAATCTTCTGAGGCGGGATGGGGTATATCTCGCGGACCTCACCCCGGCCATCGCGGACCAGTTCCGCGTATGCGTTCCCCCACGAAAGAACGTGGCCCATCATCGTTTCAAAGAACGAAAAGGCGGTTTGCTCCGGCGATGGCGCGTCGTGAAATAGCGAATAGTATGGGTGCGAATAGGCACGCCGCTTGCCGTTCTCGCTCCGCTCATAGACCAAACACGGCAATGAGGCGACCGATTCGGCCAACACACGAATCGCAGCGTACACAGCGGAGAAGGTATACGCCGTCTCGTTCGTCACCTTCACGCCGCCGACGCTTGCCGATGTCCCCGCGTTCATGGCGTACTCGCCAGCGGTCAACATCGCACCGCGTTCAACAGTTGCACCATCCCCCGTGTTGCTCATATCTGGATCA